TGCTTGCACACATACTCTTGGATCATGGGTTCGAGCCAATCAAGCGAGTCAATGAACAAGGTCTGGAAGTCATGGTCTTTGTTAATTAAGGTGTCAATGGCGGCATACACTTCCACCAAGCTAGAGGCCAGTGGGAAGGCGTTTGCGTCCACCGCATCAGCGCCGTCTTCGGTCAGGATGCCAATGGCGTTGGGCGACATGGCGGCAAAGGTAGTCTTGCCAATCTTGCCTTGGCCTACCACAACAATCTTGGGTGAGCGTACACGTTTGGTTTTGGAGATGGATGAGAGATCAAAGGCCATGTTAGTCTTTCAGTTCAATGGATGGTTTTGCGGGTTTGCTAGTTACGAACACTGCTGCCTTGTTGTAGGCGGCAGGGTCAATTTCTGAGAGGGAGCGAAGGTAAGCCAAGTTGACCTCGGCCTTCCATCTAAATGCTCTTTGGGCGTTGTCTGGCAGATCGTCAAAATCAGCAGATAAACGATCTGTGTCCACTGAACGGGTGAGCTTCCAAGTGATAGTGAACTCTTCATCCTTGTGGACTCCTTCGCCAGATTGGGGTTTGGCGAATTGTTCTTCAATCAAGCCCTCAATGCGTAGGCGCTCGGCCTTGGCTTCGGTTTCGGCTTGCTTGGCCTTGCGTAGCAGTGTTGCCAGTTCAGAGATCGTCATTTTTATAGTCCTCAAGTGCGGTGGTTGTAATGTGGTCAACAAGGCCCTGCAAGAGCAAGTGACCAATGTCTATGTCTGTGCCTTTGATGTAGGCGCTGACAAGTTCCATAGTTTCGGCGTAGTCAGGCTCATCAGATAAGCCACGGCTATCGAGTGCGCCAAGTTCTTCAGGGATGTACTCCAAGTGGCAAACCAGATCGACACCTTCGAGTTCGCAGGCGTATTCGGTCAGCCCTTGAGGGCAGGCAGGTGTTGGGTTCATGTGTTCTTTTCCTTGAGTTTGGCTTCTGCCGCAATGAGCAAATCTTCCCAGCCATATTGAGCCGATGCTAGTTCTAGCCTATCCTCATCCGTCAGCCCTACCCATGTGCGTTGTGGTGGTATGTAACAAGCATTTTCAAATGATTCTGTTGGTGAAAGATACGCAAGTTTTGGTTTTCCCATCTCAGGATAAAACTGCTCCCAAGGCTCATCCTTCGCTTCTAGTGCGGTTTTAATGGCGGTGATGGCAATCTGCCACTCTACTTGGCAACCACAGCACTCAGGAGGAGTCGGGCCAAGCGCATCTAAGGCTCGTTGTAATGCTTCTTTCATTCAGTTCTCCTACATTGTTTGTTGCAAGCTGGGTTGTGCTTAGACTGACATACGCCAAGAATTTCGCATCGTGTCAATTTAGGCTTGATAGGTATTAAGACTGATTTCATGCTGACCACCATGCAACCAGAAGGGCTGCCAAGCTGATACCAATGGCAAGGGCTGTGAGAAGGTCAAGGGCGGCTTCTGCGCGGGCGGTAAGCCTGGCGTTCTTGACTTCTGGGTAGTGGAAATGTTTGTGGTGTTTCATGTTTTTCCTTTGGCTTTTCAGCGTGATGACAACAGAAATTTGTTGGCATGGATGTAACTTTAGCATGGTTTGTGTTAATATTCCCATCAGTTTGCAAATATTTTTACGAAAAGGTGGTTTTTATGATGAATCTGGAAGAAATAAAGGCGAGATTGGTGGATGCCAACCTGAAGAAGGTGGCTGAAAAGGCAGGTATCCATGAGGCGCGGGTGTATCGGCTGATGTCGGGTGAGACTGAGCCAATGTATGAGACTGTTAAGGCGCTGAGTGATTACCTTGAAGGCCGTGGCACAGAGCAAAATCGGGAGGTGGTGTGAATGAGTTGGCTCTTTTCGCAGGCGCTGGTGGTGGAATACTTGGGGGAAAACTTCTCGGATGGCGCACAGTCTGCGCCGTTGAGTGGGAAGCCTATCCCGCAAGCGTACTGTGCGCCAGACAAAATGACGGCCTTCTCGAAACTTTCCCGATTTGGGATGACGTATGCTCCTTTGACGGAAACCCGTGGCGAGGAATTGTTGACGTTGTATCTGGAGGCTTTCCATGCACCGACATTTCCGCAGCAGGACGAGGCGCAGGGATTGATGGAGAAGCCTCAGGAATGTGGCGAGAAATGGCGAGGATCGTTTGTGAAGTTCAGCCCCGATTCGTGTTCGTGGAAAACAGCCCAATGCTCACTTCTCGGGGACTTGGAAGAGTTCTCGGAGACCTGGCCAAAATGGGGTTTGATGCGCGGTGGGGAGTGTTGGGAGCAGACAGCATTGGATTACCCCATCGGAGAGAACGAATTTGGGTGTTGGCTACCAACTCCAGTAACAAGTATGTGGAGAGGGGCGGCAAAAAAGAGGTTTTGGGGAAGCCAAGAATACAGAGCAAGTTTTACAACAGAGTGGGTAAGGACGAGCTTGGATTGCGCTCAATACTATCACCCGGACTTTGTAGAACTCATAATGGACTTCCCGGACAAGTGGACAGAGTTAAGGCCCTTGGCAACGCACAAGTACCAAGAGTGGCGGCAACAGCATGGAGAATCCTAAATGAAGGTTTTACCAATTAATAATTTTGAAGTTGAGCCTTGGTTGCTTGAGAAGCACTATGCCAAGCGGATGCCACAGATAATGTTTGCGTTTGGGCTTTACAAAGATGACATTCTGGTTGGCGTAGTAACTTACGGCATTCCCGCCTCACCACCACTTTGCATGGGTATTTGTGGGAAAGAATACTCAGATAAAGTTTTAGAGCTAAACCGAGTCTGTTTGTTGGACAACCACAAAAACGAAGCATCATTCCTTGTTGCAAACTCAATCAAGCTATTGCCAAAGCCAATGATTATTGTTTCATACGCTGACACAAGCAAAGGTCATGTTGTCTATGTTTACCAGGCTACGAATTTTCTTTACACCGGAATCAATGCTACTAGGGTTGACTGGACAATTCGAGGCCAAGAGCATAAACACGCCAAAACCATTGGTGATGGGTTAAACCTTGAAAAACTTAAAGAAATTCATGGAGATGATTTTTATTATGTTGAGAGATCAAGAAAACATAGATACATCTTGTTTCACGGCTCTAAAACAGACAAGAAAGTATTGCGATCCAAGTTGAAATACGAAGTTTTGCCATATCCAAAAGGCGAAACCACAAGATACGACTCTGGAACAACTGTAAAAACCCAACAACTTTTATTTGTATGACTAACCTAACAACAATATTCCCCAATGGCTTTGCCGTTGCAACAGAGAGCCAAGACCTGATCAATCCTGAAGAGGGGTTCAGGAAGCACTGTGAGGCCAGTGGGTTGCTGATCAAGGAGATCGTGGCAGATGGTGAGATTCACAGGGTAGCTCACGTTTCATCCAAGAAAGGTGCATTGGATGGGTGGTACATCTTGCATTCCAGTGGCAAAGTGCCTGTGGGCATTGCAGGCTGTTGGAAAGAGCCAGTGTTTGAGAGTAAGTGGGTAGCAGATACTGGCAGGCAGATGTCGTTCACTGAGCGCTTTGAGCATGATAAGTGGATAGCAGATGTTAAGGCTAAGAAAGAAGCTGACAGGCTGGCATCTCAGGCAGTGGCAGCAGAACGTGCAGAGGATGAGGTTGGGACGTATGCAGATGCCAGTGATGACCATCCTTACCTTGTTCGTAAGCACATTCAAGCGCATGGGATCAAGATTGATCGTGCAGGTAGGTTGGTTGTGCCTGTGATCAACCAAGGTGGGGAAATCCTAAGTTATCAAACCATTGATGCTGATGGCAACAAAAGGTTCTTGAAGGGTGGCAAGATTGAGGGTGGGTTTTATGAACTTAGGGGTAACCGGAAGATTGTGTTCATTGGTGAGGGTTTTGCAACCTGTGCATCGATCCATGAGGCAACAGACTATACAGTCCTAGTGGCGTTTGATTGTGGGAACTTAGCCAAGGTAGCGAAGAGCGCCAAGGAGATGTTCCCAGGCAGTAAGATCATCATTGGTGCGGACAATGACCAGTTCACCGAGGGCAACCCTGGTGTAGCAAAGGGCAGGGCTGCGGCGGCTCTGGTGTTTGGGGAGATTGTTTACCCATCATTTGGAGAGTCTGACATGGTGGACAACAAACCAACAGACTTCAATGACCTGCACTGCCTGCAAGGTCTGGATGCG